CGTCGAGACGCGCCGCCCCCCTCCCCACCCCCACACCCCCGGGGGCGGGCAACGCTTGTATCCCTTTTCTGCGGCGGCTGTGCCGTCGAATCGGTCGCGGCTCCGCAGTTCGACCGTGTGATCTGTAACGACCTTCACCCCTATCTGATCGCCATGTGGCGCGGTGTGCAGCAGGGCTATGAGCTGCCGGACGTCGTCACGCGCGAGCAGTATTATTACATAAAGGAGCACAAAGACGAAGATCCTGTCCTTGCCGGCTTTGTCGGTTTCGGCTGCGCTTTTGGCGGCAAATGGTTTTCAGGATATGGCTATGCAAAGGACGTTCCGGACGGACTTGCAAAGCGGTCAAAAGGCGTCGTTATGCGGCAGATACATGCGCTCAAGGATGCGGAGTTTTTGTGTATGGATTACCGGGACGTTCCAGTGCCGGAAGGTGCGACCATTTACGCGGACCCGCCGTATGCAAACGTCGGCACCGGATACGACACCGGAAAATTCGATAACGCTGCATTTTGGGAATACGCCCGCGGTGTCAGCGAGACAAATCTCATATTCATTTCCGAGCAGTCGGCGCCGGAAGACTTCACCGCGGTTTGGGAACGACCGCTTCGGCGCCAGCTCAGCAGAAACAAAGAACGCCTTTTCGACGTCACGGAGAAGCTGTTCGTGCACAAATCCGTCGCGTAAAGACGCTCAACAAAAACCAAAAAGCCCCCGATCTGGTTCTAACGGTAGAGCCGGTCGGGGGCTTTTTTCGCTTTTCAGGGGGGTCTTACCTTTTTTTCTCGTGACTGCAATTTGACTGCAACGCGCTCTAAAACAAGCCATAAACAAGTATTTCAGCGCGCCGGAAAGTGATCGCTTCGATCGCAAAGAAAAAAGCCGCAAACCGTTGATATATAACGGGTTGCGACCTTTTCCGCACTTCCTAAAGTGGTGGAGATGAGGGGGATCGAACCCCTTACCTCTTGAATGCCATTCAAGAGGCAACCCCTCGAAAATCGTTGAAAAATAAAGGGTTTCGCCTCTTTTTTGACTGCAGTTTGACTGCAACGCTGACTATCACAAAGCGATAATAACAGGCGGCGCGGCGTCTATTTGAGCATGTTCGCCGCTTCCTGCATCTGTTCCAGATCGACGTGCGTGTACTTTCTGTTCGTCGGTGCGGACGTCTGTCCCATGAGCTTCATGCGTGTCTTTTCGGTTACTCCGGCACGCTCCAGCATGGTGTTGTATGTGTGGCGGGTGCTGTGCGGCGTGAACTTCTTGTCCTTCGGCGCCTCGATGTTCAGCGCGTCGAGCGTCGTATAGAATGCGTCGCGCAGTCGCTTTACTGGCCACGCGCGAAGCTCTTCACGGTACTTGTCGCCCTTGCCGCCGTTGTTCCACATCCAGCAGAACAGCGCCGGTCCGTGCATATCCGCATACCGCTGCACGATCGGGACGACGATCTCCGGCACGTAGACGGTGCGCTCTTTGCCGGCTTCGGTCTTCATGCCGCCGGTGAGCGTCCGCTCCTGCGGATCCCAGTCGAACAGCGTGAGGTTGCAAAACTCCTGAATGCGCCATCCAGTGTAGCACATCACAAGGATCAGGTCAGCGACGCCGACGCCGTTTTCCGACGCCGTCTTGATCGTCTTGATCTGCAGATCGCTGAAGATCGGCTTTTCGTCGGCGACCGCCTTCGGCAATTTTACATACTCGGCGTAGTTCTTGTCGATGATGTCGTTCTGCATGGCGTAGTCCTCAAGCATGACCAGCAGCAGCTTGACCTTCTCCAGCGTCGAACGGCTGAGGCCTTGATCGGCGCAGGAATTGACGACGGTCTGCATCTGACCGCTCCGGAGCTCTTTGACCTTCTCGCGGTGCAGCGCGGTGATGTGTTTCCATGCCGCGCGGTAATTGTTGACGGTGCTCTTCTCGATGTCGTGGAACGCGATCTTGCTCCACTCCTCGTACAGCTGCTCCACCGTAAAGTCCGCCTTTTTTGCCGGTGGTTTCAGTCGGTACCGGTAAAGCGCCTCGATCGCCTCTTGTCTGGTGGCGTAGCAGCCGATCACTTTCCGATGGTAGTCGTAGTTCTTGTCCTCGACTGCCGGTGTGAGCGCCTGCCACGGTTTGCGTCGGTTCCCGGACAGCCGGTACACGCTGCCGCTGCCGTTCGCCGCTCGTTTGAATTTTCTGGACATAACAAAACCTGCCTTTCCGAAAAATGGTTGCATTTATCCGAGGCAGGTGATATACTGACTATATCGACCTGCCTTGCGCACACAGGGTCCGGTTGATATTCACCCGTTCAGCGTTGCCGCGCTGGGCGGGTTTTTATTACTTATAGGTTATAAAACGCTCGTGAATCCGACCGCGCGCCCGATGATCGAGACGCGGTTCATCTCTTCGCCGACGAAGAACAGGGGCTCGTATGCCGGGTTTTCGGCCTGCAACACGATGCTGTCTTTTTTGATATAAACCCGCTTGAGCAGCTTTTCCGTCCCGTCGATCAAGATCGCGGCGATCTGGCCGCTCTCGACGGTCGGCTGCTGGCGGATATATACGACGTCGCCGTCCCGGATCCGCGCACCGAGCATACTGTCGCCCTCACAGATCAGCGTGAAGTCGCAGGTGATATTCTCCGGCACGTTGTCGAATCCGTCGAAGTTTTCCTCGCTGTCGATCGGCTCACCGCAGGAGATCACACCGAGACGGGGCTTTTTGACGGTCTTCGGCGGCGGCATGAAGCCGAGCGAGCGCAGATCTGCGGACAACGCTGTACTTGTGATGCCCTGCCATCCCATAAGATATTCGACGGTTGTCTGCAGCGCATCCGCCATTTTCCGGATAATCGTGGTCGGGACATTTTCAATATCTCCGCTTTCATAACGGTATATTGTCGCCCGACTTTTCCCTATACTTGCGCCGAGATCGTCGGCGCTCATGCCGATAGCGAGACGCCTTTGTTTGATTCTTTCCCCTACTGTCATAATGAACACCTCGGTAGTAGTATAACACGTCTGTTGCAAATTTGCAACATTTTTGTATAAATTTTTGAAAATTGTCGCATATTTTGAGAAAATCGTCTTGACTTTTGCGTTTCGGTATGCTATATTGGGCTTGTCGCAGATATGCGACACAAAATACGGAGAGGAGGGTCGGTTACATGACCAACATGGACAAGCTGCGGGGCAAACTCGTCGAAAATCGTGTCACAGTAGACGAGCTTGCGGATCGGATGGGCGTCACACGCAGCACCGTGTACCGTAAGATGTCAACGAATGGCGATTCATTCACCGTCGGAGAAGCGAACAAGATCGTCGAGATTCTGCATCTTACATCTGAGGAAGCCGTAGCAATTTTTTTTGCGCAGGAAGTCGCATAAATGCGACAAACAGACAAAAAGGAGGTACAAAATGAATCAACCCACACTCAAACCCCGCAAACTCGCCCGATCGGTCGCACGCGCGAATATGAAGGATCGCGGCCTGCGGCAAGTCAACAAAAAAGTATGCCATGAGCGCCGAGGACAAGCGCGAATCCGCGTTCGCCCGGAACTGGAGAGCATACGCCATGATGCAGAGGAGGAGAAAAGATGTTCAACCGAAAAAAGAAAAGAATCGCTGAACTGCCTGTGTGAAGAAGCCAAAAAGGCGCCGGAAGATCTGGAAAGAGCAAAGCAACGGATTGATGGGCTCAATTCCGTGATCCGTGAGTTGTCCAACCAGATCGACATCGCCAAAAAGGACCGCGACGCGGTGAAAGAAGAAGGCAAGGACACGGCACGCGCCCTGTCTGCCGTGCGGGACAAGCTGATCGTCGAAAACAACCGTTTGAAACGCGACCTCAAGAACGAAACAAAACAGAAAGTCAAGATTCAGAGGCAGCTGGATGAAGAGAAGCAGCTGCACACCTGTCCCGCCGATTGCAGCCGGCACGCAAACCCCGGACCGGGCGGCAGCGTCTGCCGGAACTGCACCAGAAACCCACGCGCAGTCGACAAATACACAACTGAGACAATCTGAAAGGAGATCATTATGGTAAACAAAAGCTATTCATTCGATGCAACAGACAAGACCGAAGAGGAAGTCAAGCAGTATTATCACAACATGGCCAAAGAGCTCTTTGACGCCGGCGAATTCATCCCGCGCGACAAAGACGGCAATTTCCCCGAAGGCGCATACCTGCTCGTTATGGAACGCGGAGCCGGTGTTCAGACGCAGGTCGTCGGAGCCGGCGAAGACATGGAAAAGCTGATCCGCGTGCTCATTCTTGCCAAAAACGAGAATGAAACGCTGAAAAAGGCGTTCCGGCTTGCTCTTCTCGGCGAGATCATAAATCTCATGACGAGAAAGGACAAGCCCGCCGAAGACGCAGAAGACGCCGAAACAACCGACGCCGCCAGCGACGTTCAGGAGGAATCGAAATGAAAGGCAATACATACTACAGGCCGTGCAGGGTGATCGAACCGTACCGCGACGATATTTACGACGCAATCTTCCACCGGTTCGAGAAACTGTCCGAGATGCGCCAGTACGAAGGCGGCGACGGTGAGATGCACACCTCGATCGTTTCGCGCATGATCGCGATCGTTGAAGACTGCGAGGGCTGCGTCATGGTCGTCGATCCGGAATGGATCCAGTTCACAGACGGTTTTGCCGAGCGGATCGTCAACCGGTACAGGGGCGGTGATCCCAGTGACGGATGAAGAGCTGCGGGCGCACCCGCACGTGAACTGTCAGATCGCCGCCGAATATCTCGGCATCAACACTAACAAGCTCCGCGGGGCTATCGTTGACGGGAAAATTCCTGTCGGGATCGGTTCCCGCGGAAAAACCGGAAAACGGTCGCGGATCTGGATCAACCGCGAGGCGCTGATCAAATACAAGCACGGCGAGCTCGACGGAGCCGCTGCGCAGATGTTCACGGATCTCGCTGACCGGGTGACGAAACTGGAAAGGAAGGAATCAGCATGAAAAGAACGAGAGAACAACGGCACCGTGATTTCTGGTGGGGCTGCCTCATTGTCGCGCTGACGATCGTGATCCTGTGTATCGCTTCATGTGTGAAGAATGCGGCGTTCATCGAGGCGCAGTCCGGCGAGACGACGACGGAAGCGGTGCCGACCGTCTACATCGTCTATACAGACGAAGACGGCGATCCATACGCGGTACAGTCCGAGCCGGAGGAGTTCAGCTTCACGTACCTGCGCGAACGTCTCTTGACAACGACCGAACCGTCGACATACACCCGCGTGTACTGGCCGGTGACAATGGACGAACGCGAGACGCTCGCGGAGATCCTCGCCGGCAAGGCAGCGGACCGTAACGAGGCCTGCCAGCGCATGGTGGCGACGGTCATGTATAACGACATCATGGAGTGTCAGGGCGATCTGACGTCCGCTATGAGCGAATACCACCTGAACACGCCTGGCACGCCGACCGCGCAGATCTACGGCGTGATCGACGCGATATTCTACTGTGGCGAGTTCATGCTCGATCCGGAGGTGCTGTGGTGCAACGATAAAGACCACCCGTCCGCGTTCCACGATTCGCTCGTGTACGAGTGTGAGTGCGACGGCATGGTGTTCTATCGGGCGCACAGGCCGGCTGTGGTGCCGGGAGGAGTCGAAGAATGAACGGTCTGATCATTGACAACTTCGCCGGCGGCGGCGGGGCGTCGACCGGGATCGAAATGGCAATCGGGCGCAGCGTGGACGTTGCGATCAATCATGATCCAGCGGCGATCGCCATGCACCGCGCAAACCATCCGGATACAAAGCACTACCTTGAGGACGTATGGGACGTCGATCCGATGGAAGTATGCAACGGCGAACAGCCTGCTCTTTGCTGGTTCTCTCCGGACTGCACACACTTTTCACGCGCAAAAGGCGGAAAGCCGGTCGACCACAACATACGCGGGCTTGCATGGGTGGCGGTACGCTGGGCGATCGCGGTACGTCCTGCCGTGATCATGCTGGAAAATGTGCCGGAAATCCAGACGTGGGGTCCGCTCGATAAACACAACCAGCCGATTAAGGAACGCGCCGGAGAGACATTCGACGGTTTTATAAAGGCGCTGACGACCGGAATGGGAATACACCATCCGGCTATACATGAAGCAATCGAGACACTCGGCATCGAGGCGGCTGGGGAGATAATATGCGGGCTGGGTTACACCGTCGAATACCGCACGCTGACGTCCTGTGACTACGGCGCGCCAACGAAGCGGACACGATTCTACCTAATCGCCAGAAGCGACGGCAAGCCGATCATCTGGCCGAAACCGACGCACGGCGACCCGGACGGGATCGAAGTCAGATCCGGAATGCTCAAGCCGTGGCGGACTGCTGCCGAGTGTATTGACTGGTCGATACCGGCGCAGAGCATCTTTGAGCGTAAGAAGCCGCTTGCGGAGAACACGTTGCGCAGGATCGCGCGCGGGATCAAGAAATACGTCATCGACAATCCGGAACCGTTTATCGTGCAGATCGGATACGGAGAGCGATCCGGGCAGAAGCCGCGGGTCAACGGGGTATATGAGCCGCTCGGAACAGTCGTATCGACGCCGAAGCATTACTTGGTCACGCCGACGATCATGTGCAACAATGACCACAACAACGGGACAAGCGTCACGGATCCGCTGAACACGGTCACGACCGGCAACCGGCATTATTTGGTCGCACCGTCGCTGATCCAGTACCACACCGAGACCGGTGCAGACGAGGTACGCGGGCAGCCGCTGAACGAACCGCTCATGACGCAAGACACGTCGAACCGGTACGCGCTGTCGGTCGCGCACATCATGAAGAACTACGCCGGCGGATACACCGGATCGGGAAGCGCAGCGGACAAGCCGCTCGGTACGGTAACGGCGAAAGACCACAACAGTCTGGTCACGGCGCACATCATGACCATGCGGAACCACCAGGACGGGCAGCCAATCGACGAGCCGTTGTCCACGATCACCGCCGGCGGAGCGCATCACGCAGAAGTACAGGCGTTCTTGGTCAAATACTTTTCGACCGGCGCGGCAAAGAGCGTGACGGAACCGCTCGACACGATCACGACAAAGGACCGTTTTGGGCTGGTCACGATCCACGGCGAAGAATATGTCATTACGGACATCCGGATGCGGATGCTCCAGCCGAAAGAACTGTTTGCGGCGCAGGGTTTCCCGCCGGACTACATCATCGACCACGACGCGGACGGCAATCCATACCCGAAATGCGAACAGACAGCCAAATGTGGCAATGCCGTGACGCCGCCGGTCGCTTGTGCGCTGGTGCTGGCGAATCTTCCGGAATTATGTGAAAGGAGCAAAAACAAATGATATACAGAGAACCGCTTTACATCATGATCTTAAAGTCGGACGGCGAGATCCAGATTAAAGCACTTGAGGACACGGACGAGCCGACGCAGGAAATGCTGCAGGAGATCGTAGGAGGGGATATTCAGGCCATACCCGCGACCTACGGCATTCTGATCGGGAACAAAGAGGCGAAATTGTACCCGCTGCCGTTCAACAGAAACGCAACGGCGCTGATGCGTCACAGTCTGTATGAAAAATGGGACGAAATGTCAGGCGACGTCGCGCTTGTGCTGCAGGACGGCGAAAGAATGACGGGTCTGCCGTTCCGTCGCGCGACACGAATCGCGGACAGTCTTCGAGAGGCGGCGATGCCGGCATGAAGCGCAAAAACGTGTACGTCTGCGCACCTTACGGCGGGACGATCGACGACGAGCTTCGGAATACGATGCTGACAATCAAACGCTGCAGGCATCTGTACGAGCAGGGCTGCAATCCGATCGCGCCGCAGATCTACTATCCGCGGTTTCTGGACGATCAGAATCCGGACGAGCGCCGCGACGGACTGGATGCCGCGCTGGACTGGCTGAAGCACTGCGACATCGTGTACGTCTACGGCGACAGGATCACGTCCGGCATGTACGGAGAGATCGAGCTCGCAAAGAAGCTCGGAATCCCGATCAAGCACATCACAGACGAAAAAAGCCGCATTTCTATTTTAGTCACAAAAAACAGATTTGTCAAGGAGTGAAAAAAATGAGCGAACAACTCACCCACTGGAAGAAGCTGAACAACCCGAACTATCTCGGCACGTATGCGCTGGAGCCGGGCAAAGATATGGTGCTGACGATTCAGTCGGTACGCGAGGAAACGGTTATCGGAGCGGACGGCAAAAAGGAACAGTGCATGGTCATGCGGTTCCGCGAAAACGTGAAGCCGATGATCCTGAACACGACCAACGCGAAGACGATCCAGAAGCTGACCGGGACGCCGTATGTCGAGCGGTGGGCTGGGCACAAGATTCAGATCTATTCTGCCGAGGTCAAGGCGTTCGGCGAGGTCGTCGACGCGCTGCGGATCCGGCCATTCGCCCCGCAGCAGGAAACATACAAATGCTCGGACTGTGGGCAGGAGATCACGCCCGCCGCGAATATGACGGCGCAGCAGGTCGCAGAACACACGCATAAGACCTACGCGCGGACGCTGTGCGCTGCGTGCGGCGCGAAAGCGAAACAGGCGGCACAGGCCGCGAAACAGGAAGGAGATGTACTGTCGCAATGAAGATCACAAAGATCAGGATCCGGAACCTGTTCGGCATCCGCGAAATGGAGCTGGACGGCTCCGACATCGAAGTCACCGGCGCGAACGGCGTCGGCAAAACATCCATCCTTGACGCGATCCGCTATGCGCTGACGAACGACAGTGACCGGCAGTATATCATCCGGAACGGCGAGACCGAGGGTGAGATCTACATCGAGACAGACACGGGCGTCACGATCGACCGCCGCAAGCGGACAACCCAGGCGGACTATAAGTCTGTCAAAGACGGTCGAAACGTCGTCACGGCGCCGGAATCGTTCCTGCGCACGCTGTTCTCCGATCTCCAGATCAACCCGGTCGAATTCATCCGGCTGCCGGTCAAAGAGCAGAATCGCGCGATCCTCGATCTGATCGACTTCGCGTGGGATCTGAACTGGATTCGCGAGCAGTTCGGCGAGATCCCCGAAGGCGTGGACTATGCGCAGAACATCCTGCAGGTGCTGTTCGACATTCAGTCCGAGAACGGTCCGTATTTCATGCGACGGCAGGACATCAACCGCGACATCCGGAACAAAAACGCGATCATCGCCGAGATCGCGGCGTCTATCCCGCACGGCTACGACGCCGACAAATGGCGCAGCTATGATATGCGCGCTCTGTATGAGCAGCTGACGTCGGCGACGCAGAAAAACAACCTGATCGAGCGTGCGCGCGCGTTCCGCGACAGCTACGACAATAAGATCCGCGGCTATCAGGCGGAAAGAGAGATCGCCGCGACTGCACTGCGGGCACAGGTGCAGGAAGAACGCGAACGTCTGACCGACGCGATCGCTGCTGCACGTCTGGAGATCCGCGCGAACGAGGAAAAGCTCGCCGCGCTGGACGACCAGCTCAAAGACAAGCTCGCGCTGGAAGACGCGACCTATGAGCAGAAGGTCCTGCAGCTCCAGAAGGACATGGGAACGGCTGCCGAATACACAGAGCAGACGCCGATCGACACGAAGCCGATGCAGGAAGAGATCGACACCGCCGACGCGATGCGTGCGCACCTGAACGAATACGACCGGATGCGCCGGATGCAGTCCGAGGTCGAAGAATTGAGCGACGCGAGCGCTGCTCTGACTGAAAAGATCGAGCTCGCGCGGACGCTGCCCGGACAGATCCTGCAAAGCGCCACGATCCCGGTCGAAGGGCTGACCGTCGAGGACGGCGTGCCGATGATCAACGGCTTGCCGGTCTCGAACCTGTCCGAGGGCGAAAAGCTGCAGCTGTGCGTAGACGTCGCGCTCTCGAAGCCGAACGGCCTGCAGATCATCCTCATGGACGGTGTGGAGAAGCTCAGCGAGACGAACCGCGAGAAGCTGTACGCGCGGTGCAAAGAGAAGGGCGTGCAGTTTATCGCCACCCGGACGACCGACGCCGATGAATTGCAGGTGACGACATTATGACGCTGACGAAAGAAACATACTTCGAGCCGGAAATGATGCGGCAGTATATGTCCGTCAGTCAGTTCAAGACGTTCGAGAAATGCGAATACATGGGTGTCGCCGAGCTGCGCGGCGAATATGTCCGAAAAGAGACGACGGCGCTGCTGGTCGGATCCTACGTCGACGCGCACTTTGACAGGACGCTCGATCTGTTCCGCGCGAAGCACCCGGATCTCTACAAACGCGACGGTGATCTGAAGCAGGAATACAAACAGGCCGAGCAGATCATTGAGCGCATCGAACGGGACGCGCTGTTCATGCGGTACATGGATGGCGAAAGTCAGGTCATCATGACAGGCGAGATCGCCGGCGTTCCGGTCAAGATCAAGATGGACGCATACCACCCGCACCGTGCGATCGTTGACCTGAAGATCATGCGCGATTTTGCGCCGGTATATGTCCCCGCCGCCGGGAAGATGAATTTCATCGAGGCGTGGCGATATGACCTGCAGGGCGCGATCTATCAGGAAATCGTCCGGCAGAACACCGGCGAGACGCTGCCGTTCTTCATCGCGGCAGCAACGAAGGAACCCGTCACGGACATCGCCGTGATCCGCGTGCCGGATCCGCAAATGGCGGCGTGTCTGGAGATCTTCAGAGCGAACGCCCCGCGGTACCAGCTGCTGAAAGACGGCGTCGCCGATCCGGTCCGGTGCGAACGGTGCGACGCCTGCAAGATCACGAAGACACTTTCCGGGATAATGACCATAGAGGAGCTGAACGAGATTGAATAACATCTGCATCATGGGGCGGCTGACGCACGACCCGGAGCTGAGAAACACCAGCAGCGGCGTTGAGGTGATAAACTTCTCCGTCGCGGTGGACAGGAAATACAAGTCGGGCGACGAAAAGGTCACGGACTTCATCGACTGTCAGGCATGGCGACAAACAGCCGTGTTTATTGACAGGTACTTCAACAAGGGCAAGATGATCGCCGTTACCGGATCGCTGCAGACCGAGAACTACACAGACAAGAACGGGAACAAGCGAAAAAAGGTATATATCAACGTCGAGAGCGTCGACTTCTGCGGGAGCAAGTCGGACAACGACGGCGGACAATCCGCGCCGGCGGCATACAGCGCACCGGCTCCGGCACAGACCGCACCGTCTGCCGCGCCGAATTTGGACGTGTCGATGGATGACGACGACGAACTGCCGTTCTGACGGAGGTGCCGATATGACCATACAAATCGACACGCGCGAAAAGCCGCGGGCGATCGTGAAGATCCGGGACTACTTCGACCGGAACGGGATCAAGTATTTCATGGAAAAGCTGGACGTCGGCGACTATATGCTGGTCGGCAATCCGACGCTGATCATCGACCGCAAGCAGAATCTCGAAGAGCTTTGCAAAAATGTATCCACCGTGCCGCAGAAGGACGAGTACGGGCATATCAAGCGAGGCAAGGACGGGAAGCCCCTGACCGATCACGCGCGGTTTATCCGCGAGCTGGAACGTGCGCGGGAGCGCGGCGTTCAGCTGATCATCTTATGCGAACACGGCGGCAGCATCCGGACGCTGTCAGACGTCGCAAACTGGATCAATCCACGGCTGCGGGAATCAAAGCTCGCTATGTCCGGAAAGCGACTGCACCAGATCCTTTTGACGCTCGAAAAGACCTACGGCGTGCGCTTCCTGTTCTGCGACAAGCGGCGCACCGGCGCCGAGATCGTGCGCATCCTGTCAGGTGATGCGCCGTGAGAGACTTATCCATATACGCAAAGGACGCCGCAAACGCGGTCGACATGAAGACCGTGCTGGAAACATACGGAATCGAAGTGAATCGGGCGGGGTACGCGCTCTGCCCGTTTCACACCGAAAAGACCGGATCGCTCAAGGTCTATCCGCACTCGTTCTACTGCTACGGCTGCGGGACCGGCGGCGACGCGATCACGCTCGTGCAGAAACTGTATGATCTGCCGTTCAGCGACGCCCTGAAGAAGATAAACGAGGACTTCGGTCTCGGTCTGCCGATCGGCGAAAAACCGACGCTCCGGCAGAAACGAGAAATACAGCAGAAACGCCGCGAGCTGGAACGTGCGCGGGAAGAGCGGAAAATGACGAGCGCAGCGTATGACGGCTATCTGGATCTACTGATCGAGCGGGAATGCTTGCAGAGCACGATCGAGCACCTGAAGCCGAAGCCGGGCGACGAGACGCTGCATCCCGTGTACGTGGACGCGATGCGCCGGCTGCCGTTTGTCGACCATGTTCTCGACAACTATGATTTCAACAAGGCGGTGAAGCTGTGACGCATCATGTATTGTCAGAAATGACATCGAAAGAGATCGGCGTGCTGGACGCTTTGGAACTGCTCGACGGAGAACTGCTGCTGCAGCTCTATGACGTCGAAAACCAGGCCGACCGCGCCCGCATACGTGCGATGCTGCTGATCCGCGCGAAGGAGCTCGGCGTCCGGCGGGATCTGCAGTCCGTTCTGAACGAATACGACCGCGAACAGAGACTGATCGACGCCGAATATCAGCACGAAGAGAGCAACCTCACCGATTTTTCATTCCAGACCGATGCGCTCGACTGCGGCAGCTGGACGGCAGACGACAAGGGCGTGCGCCGAAAGAAGCAGAGCGACGGCACCATGCAATGGGCGTCACCGATCCCCGTGCTTCCGACGGCGCTGCTCGAAAACATAAACACCGGCACCGAAAAGGTCCGGCTGGATTTCGTCAAGGGGAAAAAACGCAGTCTGATCTGCGAGCGCAGCGTCACAGCAGCCGCATCGAAGATCGTCACGCTCGCCGACAAGGGGCTGGAAGTCACGAGCGAAAACGCAAAGCTGCTCGTGCAGTATATCAGCGAGACCATTTCCCGAAACCTCGAAACGATCCCCTGCTATGAAGCGGTATCCACGCTCGGCTGGAATCAGCACGGTTTCATGCCGTACACCGAGGACATCTTATTCGACGGTGAACGCGAAAACCGGCACCTGTTCAAGGCCGTTTCGGAAAAAGGCAGCTTTGAGCACTGGCGCGACATCACGCAGGAGCTGCGAAAGAACGACACGCTGCGGATCATGATGGACGCCTCGTTCGCGTCCGCGCTGATCGAGAAAGTGAGCGCCCTGCCGTTCGTGTTCCATCTGTGGGGCAAGACCGGCGGCGGAAAGACGGTTTCCCTGTGCCTTGCTATGTCAATATGGGGCGATCCGCGTCCGGGCAAGCTCGTCCGCACGATGAATATGACGCAGAACTCCATGCTTGCGACGGCTGCGTTTCTGAACTCAATCCCGTTCGCCGGCGACGAGCTGCAGACGATCAAAAGCCGATGGGACAGCTACGACCAGCTCATAATGCGCGTGACCGAGGGAATCGACCGCGGGCGCATGACCTACGACCGGAACAACGAGACGAAGACGTGGCGCTGCTCGTTCCTGTTCACAGGCGAGGAACCGTGTGTGAAGCCGTCGTCCGGCGGCGGTGTCGTCAACCGTGTGCTGTCCTTCGAGAACACCGAGGATCTGTTCACGGCAGAATCCGGCAGCAAGATCATGGCGTTTCTGTCGGATCACCACGGCCACGCCGGAAAGATTTTCACCGACTACATACAGACGCAGGACGATCTGCCCGATCGGTTCCGTGCGCTGACAAACGCGGTGCGCAGTATGACCGGCACAACGGACAAGCAGGCGTCCTCTATGGCGTTGATCCTGCTCGCCGATCAGATCGCCGGCGAGTGTATCTACAAAGACGAGGATCCGCTCGACGTCGCCGTTTCAAAGCGATTCGTCGCGGACGCGCGTGACATTGACGCCTCCGGTCGCGCTTACCGGTACGTGCTGGACATCATAGCGAAGAACAGCAACCGATTCAACCCGGATTCCGAAAACAAGGGCGAGGTATGGGGACGCATAGAGGACGGCGTCACGCTGTTCAACGTCACCGTGCTGCGCAAGGAGCTGGAAGCCGAAGGTTATGACCTTGACGCCGTCAAAAAGGCGTGGTGGCAGTCTGGATACATCCTTCTGGCGCCGGACGGCAAGTACACCCACCGGACGAAATGCAACGGAATCAAGGCGCGGTATTTGAAGATCGTGCAGTTGCCTGAGACGCAAGACGATGCGGACGAAGAACTGCCGTTCTGAAGAAGGAGTGACAGAATTGATTACAGACATTATCCGGGTTTTTCCGCGCCGGACCAGCTACACTCCAACGGACGATATGGCGTTTGTCGGAATGCCGCCGTTGATTATACCGGATCACAAAGAAGTGCACGTATCCTGCACGTTTTCATGGGATCTGGATTTGTGCCGCGAGCTTCAGTTTCAATGGCAAGGTCGGACAAAAAAACCGGTTTACCTCGGCGGTCCGGCGTTGTGCAGCCCGGCAGAAGATTTCGTTCAAGGTATGTATATCCGGGAGAACATCATTTTCACATCGCGCGGATGTAACAATAATTGCCCGTGGTGCTTCGTTCCGAAAATCGAACACGGATTGAAAGAGCTCCCGATCTGCGCCGGAAACTGGATACAGGACAACAACTTCCTGCAGACATCACGACAGCACAAAGACAAGGTGTTCGAGATGCTCAAGACGCAGAAGCGGATCTGCTTCAAAGGCGGTCTGGAATCCGACCTCGTAGACGACCATTTCGTTCAGGGAATCCGCGATCTGCGGATTGAGGAACTATGGCTTGCCTGCGACACAGACGCGAAGCTCCCGTATCTGCAAAAGGCGTGTTCAATGCTGACCGCTGCAGGATTCAACCGCGAAAAGCTCAAATGCTACGTTTTGTCATTCGGCAAGAATCGAGAAAAAGACGAAGCACGTGCCCGTTCGGTATATGAAGCCGGAGCGATGCCGTTTGTGCAGCTATTCCGCGAGTATTCGCAGACGAAGACAGAGTACAGCTCGGACTGGAACGCATGGGCGCGAATGTGGCAGCGTCCTGCTGCGATTCGGGCGCACATGGAAAGAGGGACCGACTACAAAGACTTTACTACATGAGAGGTCATGAGAAAATGAGAGCAGTTTTGAAATATCCCGGCGCGAAGTGGTCGGTTTATGACTGGATCATTTCGCACTTCCCGGAGCACCACAGCTATTTGGAGCCGTACTTCGGCAGCGGTGCCGTCCTGTTTTCAAAACCGCGCAGCAACATCGAAACGGTCAACGATCTGGACGGCGACATTGTAAATCTGTTCGACTGGATCCGGCACGATCCGGAACGCCTCGCAAGAGAGATCATGCTCACACCGTACAGCAGGGACGTGTACGAACAGGCGCTCGAACGTAGAAAACACCCGAAAGACAGTTTCGATCGGGCTATGTCGTTTTATACGTGCCTGATGATGGGCTTCGGGTTTAGAACATACAACCGAAGAAACGGATGGAAAATCGACATTCAAGGCCGCGAGAAAAGCTATGCCACGAAGCAATGGCTTGACCTACCGGACGTTATACAGACCGCTGCGCAGCGACTTATGGGCGTACAAATCGAAGACCGTCCGGCGCTGGAAGTGATTCGGCGTTTCAACTTCCCGAATGTTCTGATTTACTGCGATCCGCCATACATGACCGGAACGAGACGCGAAAAACAATATGCGTGCGAGATGACCGATAAGGATCACGAGGCGCTTTTGGACGCGCTACTGCATCATAAAGGTTTCTGCGTCATTTCCGGGTATGATTCTGGACTATATAACGACGTCCTTCGCGGATGGTATAAGTCAACCACCACAGCAACGGACCAGCTATCGCGTATTCGCAACGAGTGCCTGTGGATGAACTTTGAGCCGTTCGGCCAGATGAGATTTGACGAGGTGGGTTTGGAATGGACATAAAAGACGTAAAACCGGCAATGGCGAGCCAGCGTCCCGTTTTGTTTCGCGGTATTCGGTACACTATTCTGGAATACCGGCTCTGCCTCTGCCGGAACAATTCGAGCTTGAAGGAAAGCGGCATTTTTTACCACGCGCTGCTGCTCAAAGACATAAAGGCGGATTCCACCGCCGAGGTGCTGCTGAGCGACGTCGAACTGGAGGGTGTCACATAATGGACGGAAAGGTCAAGTGCGAATACTGCGGCAGCTACGTCGACGCCGGATCGAACTGTCCAAACTGCGGAGCAGTCCTTCCGTGTAAGTCGGAGGGCAGCGTGCTGGACAGCATTGCTCGATTAGGGCAAGCCGCATACAAAGCCGGCGTCACAATCAGCATTGAAATGTATCGGGAAGGACTGATCACAGCGAACGAGCTGAGACAGATAGTCGTCGAAAAGGAGCTGAAACGAAATGCGGAAATGTTTAGAGGCATATAGGGACTACACGATCGCTATGCGGCGCACGTTCAACATCTCGGACTACCGCGAGAAGATTGCACGACAACGTGAACTCATGAGCGAACGCGCACGTCTTCCTGAAATCGAAGAAATGACGCGGCAGCTCGATCAACTGCTGACTGAAGGAGAACGCGACGTGCTTCAGGAGTACTATATCTGCGCGATCCCGACATGGGAACAGGTCGCAGAAACGCTGCACTACTCCATCTCCCGCGTATACCAGCTCCGGCAGTCGGCAATGGAAAAGATCGAACGGGTACAGATCTGTTAAGGAACACACGAGGCAGCTCGAAGATGCACAGTCTTCGGGCTGCTTTTTCTTTTGCGGAAAGTCCCACCTGTCCCACCTAAGTCCCACCTGAAACGCGCGTAAGGTGGGACACCTTTACACCGAGCCGAAACCGTTGATACACAAAGGATTTCTATATAATAATTATATAAATTTATATATATGTCCCACGTTCCCACCTGTGAACGATGTGTCTCATGTGGCGTTTTGTGAAATACGTGTTTTTGTCTGCTTTTTATATATACTCGGTTTTAAGGTGGGACAGGTGGGACTGCTTTATTTATCAACAATTTCAGGTGGGATTCAAGTGGGATACGGGTGGGACTGTCGGGATTCAGGTGGGACACCGCGACGGGACAAAAGACTGTAGTGTGAAGCGCGAATGAATGTGCTACACTGAAAAAAAGACGGGGGGAGGTCAAAAAAGTTTTGAGCATCAAGGGAATATCGACGCTAAGGGTGGGAAGCGGAGCAAAAACTCCCCAATGAAAAAAACGAGGTTGTGACGTGGGGCGAAAAAAGCCCCGATTCGAGGTGCGTATGAGGGTTTACATACCGGACGGATATGAAATCTCCGGCTGGCGGTACAAGGAGCTGCTTGCACTGTGCCGGCAGTATGACGAGCTGCGCCGAAAACGGAACGACTGCTATGATCTCGGCGCACCCGTGCTGTCCGATCTCCCGCGCAGCGGTGCGAAGACGTCTGTCGTCGAGAGGAAAGCGGAACAGGCGCAGAAGTATGCGGCAAAGATCGACCGCATCGAAATGGCAGCACGCCAGGCATCCGACGGTGTCGCCGATCTGTATAAATGTCTGCTGAAAAACGTGTCCGGCGGGATCCCCTACGAGCACCTGAACTGTCCCTGTGGGCGTCGGCAGTTTTACGAGATGCGCAGACGTTTCTTTTTCATTCTGGACAAATCATAAAAGGGTAACTGCGGGGCACAACTTTCATGATAAACTTATAACATACGGCAGTGTCGACGAGGTTGACGCTGCCTTTTTCATTCCCGGACGGGAGGCACGCGGATGATCCAGAAACTGTGCCCGAAGTGCCGCTCTGTGTATATACCGCACTATGAGCGGATGTGTCCGTCGTGCCAGAAGAAATACGCAGAGCTGTCCGACAGCGTCGAAAAGAGGCGCGCGCGGAACCGGAAGTACAACCGGGAGAGCCGCGACCAGCGCAGCGCGGAGTTTTACAACTCGAAAGAATGGAAGCTGCTGCGTATTGAAAAGCTCAACAATGACTGCATGTGCGAGGTCTGCAAGAAAAAGCCGGCTGAGATCGCGCACCACATCGTCCCGATTGCCGAAGACTGGGATCGGCGGCTGGACTACTCAAACCTACTATCTGTTTGCGCGGGTTGCCACGAGGAGAAACATCCGGAGCGGCATAAGGGGGGAAAAGCCCGTGGGAAAGCAAAGGGAACCGATCGCCCTGATCTTGGCGAAGGATAATAAGCACCTTACAAAAGCCGAGATCGAAGAGCGACAGAAAAGCGAACCGACGGCGCCTTCCGACAAGATCGTGCCGCCGGGTTTTTTATCCAAAAAGCAGAAGTGCCGCTTCCGGAAGATCTCCGGAGAACTGAAAGAGATCGGCATTATGGCGAACATCGACGCGCCAGCCCTCGCCCGGTATATCGTGGCTGAGACGGAGTACGAGAAGGTGACGCAGCTGCTCGCTGACGCCATGCTCGATGCGGACCGTCTCAAGGAATACACCGCGCTGCTGACCGCGCAGGACAAGCTGTTCAAACAGTGCCGTGCGGCTGCTGCGGATCTGGGACTGACGATCACGTCCCGCTGCCGTCTCGTCGTGCCGAAGCCGGAAGAGAAGAAGAAAAACCCGTTCGTCTCACGATTCAACGATAACCCGGAGGACGCAAGTGTCGGTTGATCGCGCTACCAAATATGCGCGCGCTGTCGTAGACGGCGACGTGGTCGCCTGTGACGCACACCGGAAAGCGTGCGCGCGGCACCTGCGGGATCTGGAACGGCAGGGCACGCCGGCGTTCCCTTACGTATGGAACGCAGAGAAGTCAAACCGGATCATAGACTATGCGGAAACGCTGACGATCATCGAGGGCGCCAGACCGCGGCCTGTGCGGCTGTACGGGTTTCAGGACTTCGACCTCGGTGTACCGATGGGCTGGTATAAGCTCGACGGCTATCGGCGATTCCGGCGAAAATACAAAAGCGAATCGAGACAGAACGGAAAGACCTTTGAAAACGGCATTCAGCTCTCCTACCTCGGCGGCTTCGGCGGGTACAACTACGGCAACCTTTACACGGTCGCCACGCGAAAGGAACAGGCGAAGATCGCGTGGAAGGAGATACAAAAATTTATCATAGCGGACCCGAATCTTGCGGAGCTGTTCGAGGTCAAGGAATACAAATCGCAGATCATTTCAAAGCTGACCGGCTGCGTGATTTCTGCGCTCTCCCGTGAACGCGCGGAACTGGACGGTTTCAGGTCGATCGCCGCGAGCATCGACGAGATCCACCAGCACCGGGACAACAGCATATACAAGGCGATCTACAACGGCACCCGCTCGCTGCCGGAGATCCTTATATCTATGATAACGACGCGCGGATTCCGGCAGAACAGTTTCTGCGGCGAAATGGATAAATATGCACTCGATATTCTCGACGGTGTTGTGACCGCCGAGGATTTTTTTGCGGACATCTACACGCTGGACAAAAGCGACATCTGGACTGACGAGCGCGTATGGATCAAGGCAAACCCGCTGCTTGCGCGGACGCCGGAAGGACTTGAAACGCTGCGCAGAGACGCGCAGACGGCACAGGACATGGGCGGCGAGGAGCTTCGGGACTTTTTGGTCAAGGGGCTCAACTGCTGGCCGTATGACGACGACCTTCTGTACATCCCGTCTGATTGGTGGATGAGCTGTCTGGACGAAACGGTCACGCTTGACCGCTTCGCCGGCTGTCCGTGTTTCGTCGGAATTGACCTGTCGTCCGGAGGCGACCTGTGCTCGATCGCTCTGATCTTCGTGCAGGGCGAGGACTACTACGTTTTTTCGCATTCGTTCATGCCGCGCGGACGATTTGACGAGCACGTGAAGCAGGATCTCGCGCCGTATGACATGTGGGCGAATGCAGGACTGCTGACCGTAACCGGAGGCACCTGCGACTACAAGAACGACTATTCGTTTATCGTGAAACATCTCGCGGAGCTGCGGGAGCGGTACAATTTCGGTTTTCAGGCGATCGGGTACGACCCGCACAACGCGGACGGATTCCTTGCAATGCTGGAACCGTTCGGGTGCCCGCTCGTAATGGTCACGCAGTCGGCGCGAAACCTGTCGGCGGCGACCGAGGACTTCCGGCTCGCTCTGAAAAGCGGTCACGTTCACGCGGATCCGAAGAACGCGCTGCTGAATTGGTCGATGGTCAACGCGCGCGTGGTGACGAACAGCTTCGGCGAAATCAAGATCGACAAAGAGCCGCGCGCAAAGAAAAAGCGGATCGACCCGGTCGATGCGGTTATAGACGCGCACTTCCTTGCGCTGAAACCGCCGGCACCTCCGCCGATCGACATCAACGCAGAGATGGAACGATACCTGAAAGGGATGAGAATTTGAAAAAACGCACTTTTTTTCCCTCTTTCAAAGGGACTTTTAAGGGCGTCTCAAGTCGAAAGGATCAGACAGAGCAGCAGATGATCTCGCTGCTGGATTTCCTCGGCTTGCAGGATACCCGGCGCGGAACGCTCAGTCAGGCGACATACTTCGCCTGTTTGAAGGTGCTGTCCGAGAGCATGGGAAAGATGCCGCTGCGGATGCTGCAGTCAATGCCAGACGGTGGCACGCGCGCGGCGACTGATGAACCGATGTATAGCGTGATGAAATACAGGCCGAACAACGCGATGTCCGCGACCGGCTGGATGAGCACGATGGAGATGCAGCGCAATCACTACGGCAACGCATTTTCTTTGATCACGCATTCCGGCAGCATGACACAACTGATCCCGCTGGATTCGTCAAAGGTGTCGATCGTGTACGACGACGCAAAGTGGCTTGACGCGATCCCGCGTCTTTGGTACCGGTATTCTGGTCCTAATGGTCAGCGCGTTTTTATGGACGAACAAATGATTCACGTGCGAACGTGGGCGTCTCTGGACGGAATTTCCGGACTTTCGGTTCGTCAGATTCTTTCGCACAACCTCGAATCAATGCAGGCAGCGCAGGACACGCAGAACAAGCTCTTCACTAACGGCCTGACCGCGAAGATGATCGTGCAGTATACGTCCGGACTGAGCGACGAAAACCGGAACGAGTTCCTGAAGATCATCGACAAATTCGCAACCGGCAAGATGAAGGACGATGCGACAGACCTCGCGATCCCGATTCCGCTCGGCACGACGTTGACGCCGCTGAATATCAAGCTGACGGACGCACAGTTCGTCGAGTTGAAGAAATACTCGGCGCTGGAGATTGCGGCGGCTATGGGCATCAAGCCGAATCAAATCAACGACTACGAAAAGAGCAGCTACGCCTCGGCCGAAGCGCAGCAGCTCTCGTTCTACGTGGACACACTTCTCTACATCATAAAGATGTACGAAGACGAATTCAACTATAAACTTCTGAGCGAAGACCAGCGAAAGAACGGGCTTTTTTATAAGTTCAACTTTAATGTTCTTCTTCGCGCAGATCTTGCGACGCAGACCGAGGCGCTGACAAAAGCGATCCAAAACTCCCTCTATACGCCTAACGAGGCAAGGGAATTCGTGGATATGCCCGCGTTGCCGGGCGGGGACAGCTTGCTGTGTAACGGCACCATGCTCCCTGTCCAGCTTGCGGGTGTTCAGTACGCGGGAAAGGAGGGAACGGAATGATGGAATTGAAGCGGTGCAAGAGCGCGAAGGTCGAACCGCTGACGTTGTCGGAGGACGAGCTTGCGCTGATCAACCAGCACACGCTGCGGGAACTGTCCGCGGACGAGGTGTTCGTTTTCAAGATGCGAATGTGCGACAACGAGATCGACCGCGACATCGAGCGGTTCACCGTGGACGCGCTGCAGGGATTTGCGAAGCTGTACCGCGGCAAGCCGGTGATTCGCGATCACAATCCGAGCGCATTGAACCAGACGGCGCGCATCTATGACACCGAAGTCGTGCAGGATCCTGAGCGTAAGACATCGACCGGCGAGCCGTACACGTCGCTCCTTGCAAAGGTGTATATGGTGCGTACCAACAGCAACGCTGACCAGATCAAAGAGATCGAGGCCGGAATCAAAAAGGAAGTCAGCGTCGGCTGCATTGTCGGACGGATCTCCTGCTCTGTGTGCGGAAACGATACAGGCAGGTGTAAGCACGTCCCCGGCAGGACATACGACGGTATCTACTGTCACACGTTGCTGAACGACGCGAAAGATGCCTATGAGGTCAGCTTCGTGGCTGTGCCTTCGCAGAGAAACGCCGGGACGACAAAACAACACGAAGACGACATACCCACTGATGAAGATGCCATAAAGGCAGTCGAAACAGACCTCGATCTGATCGAGGCCTTTATCTATTGTGAAAAACAGAAAGGATGATCACCACATGGAAATGAACAAAGCAATGCGCGATCTGCTGACTGCGATCGAGAAGAAGACCAACGAAGCGAAAGCGGAAACCGACACCGAGAAGAAAGCATCGCTCGTCAAAGAGGCGCAGGCGCTGCAGGCACAGTACGAGACCGAGAAGGCGCTCTTTGCCTGCCAGAACACGGTCGCGGCAGCGAACGCAAACGAACCTGTGAAGGGCAAGACGGCAACCGGCGGCGCGGGCGAGGAAACCGAACGCGCGAAATTCTTCAAGGCGGCTCGTGAGGGTTTCCCGAAGCGCAAGACCGGATCCGGCGTCAGTAATGAGACGACCGGCTCCGAAGGCGGCTACACCGTCCCCGCGGACATCGTCGCAAAGGTCGAGAAGTTCCGCGAAGCACACTCGCACCTCTCGAAGCGTGTGCGCAGAATTAAGGTCACTACGCCCAGCGGCGAGCGCACGTTTGTGTCCAGAGCGACGCACACGGCGTTCTCCGAAGTCGGCGAGGGTGGAAAGATCGGCAGAAAAGCCGGTCCGGCGTTCCAGCGCCTGGCGTATGCGATCAAGAAGTACGGCGGCTATACTGTCGCCACGGACGAACTGCTCGCGGACAGCGACGAAAACATCGAGGCGTTCCTCGTTGAATGGCTCGGCAACGCAAAGGTCGCAACGGAAGACGAGCTGACTTTGGCACAGGTCGAGACCAAAGAAGCGGTAGCGCTGGATGGTATCGACGGTATCAAATACGCCGTCAACGTCCTGCTCGGCCAGGCGTTCGCCGATACGGCGGTCATCTACACGAACGACGACGGTCTCAACTACCTTGACACGCTCAAGGATGAGGACGGTCGCTATCTGCTCTCTCCCGATCCGTCTAACACGGATCTGAAGCGTCTGCAGGTCGGCGCTCGTTACATTCCGCTCGATGTGAGCCCGAATGTCGACCTTCCGAGCAAAGAGGTCAAGACCACGGTCAACGACGAGCAGGTCGTAACCGGCTACAAGTACCCGTTCATCATCGGCGATCTGGACGAAGGCATCGTCGATTTCGACCGCGCTGATCTTTCGGTGAAGGCGTCCGACACCGCGGTTGTCGGCAGCGACGACGATGTTCTGAATGCGTTCGAGGAAGACCTGACGCTCCTGCGCGGTCTGTTCCGTGCCGACTTCAAGGTCCGCGACGCTGCTGCGTTCGTGAACGGATACATTCAGGTCTCCGTAAACCCTTAAAGGGCTTGTCGGCTGACGCCGATATTCCGGCAAGTCTCGACTTATTCGGAAAAACCGCAGAGGATCTGCAGGAAAACATCGAGATCAGCGGCACCGAGATCTCCGGCACGCTGAAATACGTGTCTGACTACACCGGGTTCTCCAGCAAGGTCGCTGACCGTTCCGGCAACTACCTCGCGCTGCACTTCGCGGCGCCGGCAGCTCCGGACGCGACGATTTCTGTCGAGATCATCGGCGGACACAGCGGACCCGTCACTCTGGATCCCGCTGACAACGTGATCGTGCTGCGTATCGAGAGCACCACCACGCAGTCGATCCGCGTGATCGCCTCGAAGGATGGCTGCGATACCGTCACGCGCGAATACTCGCTGACCGGCTTGACGCTTGCGTCTGCATAAAGGAGGTAAGGCGGTATGCTTGAACGCATCAAGGAGTACATCGGCATCGACTTCGACGACGACGACCAGCTGCTTCAGATGATGGAGCAGACTGCCTACTCCTACCTTGACGGAGCGATCGGCAAGGGACACGACAGGAACGATCCGCGCGCGCAGATGCTTCTGCTTCAGGTTGTCGCGGATCTGTACAACTCCCGCGGCACCGGAGAACTGGACGGCAAGGTTTCGTCCGGCACCCGCCGTATGGTTGACAACTTCATGCTGCAGCTGAGATTGGAGCGTGGTGCAAATGGTATTTAACCAGCCAGTCACGCTCTTGCGGCTGATAGACGATGAACAGTGGGAGCCGTTCTACGACGGGCACGCATACGTGAACGCGCTGTACGGCACCGAATACTGGGCGGCACGCACCACCGGCGACGAGAACACGGTCGTGTTCACGCTGCGATACTGCCGCAGTCTTGCCGGCTTGCACGCCGGCGAGGTGCGCGTGCAGTACCGCGGGGAAGAGTACGACGTTCACGGCATCGACAATCCGCAGTTTGGCAATCACTACATCAAGCTGAAGGGGGTGCGTCGCCGTGTCGGTTTGCAAGCCGGGCGAATTCGCTAAGGTCGTATCCGGACAGCTGCACGTATACTCCGCGCACGTCACCAGCAAGACCGCGGGCGCTGTCGAGCAGACGGCGCAAGAAGCCGCTGACGAGCTGAAGCAGACGTCGCCACGCCGGAAAGGTAAAGGCGGCGGAGCGTATGCACGTAGCTGGGCGGTTAAGAAGGACCGCAAGAGCATGTTCGTGTCAGAGGCGATCGTGCACAACAAAAACCACTACCAGCTGACACATCTGCTGGAACACGGTCACGCGACACCGGACGGCACCGGGCGCACGAAAGCGTATCCGCACATCGAAAAAGCGGAAAAGAGTGCGAACGCGCGTCTGCTGCGCCGTGTTGAGGAGGCGATCGAAAGTGACTGATTTGCAGGCGCTTCTTGAGACGACCGGTCTGCCGGTCGCCGCGGAACGCTTCAGAAAACCGGCCGCGCTGCCATTTATCATCTGGACAGCGCAGGACGAATACTACGGTGCAGACCACAGCAGCCCCCTTTTGCACCGCTCGATCAGGGTTGAGCTCTACGCGGAAGTAATAGACCTACTCGCAGAGCGGCGGATCGCTGCGGCGCTGGACAGCATAGGCGCTTCTTGGACACAGGAGCGCCTATGGCTGGAGGACGTGAAGCTGCGGGAGACCGTATATCTTTTTGAATTGGAGGAAAAACGAAATTGACCAGGAAGAAAGAAGAAAACCGCATCGTGCTCGGTTCCGGTAAACTCTACATCACGGAGCTCCCGAACCATCTGGATACCTCTCTTTCGTCTGTGGCGTCCACCTTTTCGTTCTTCGCCGGCATGGCAAACGAAGATAATCTTCTCGGTCTGATCTCCGGTGGCGCGGAGCTGGAATACACCAGCAACATGCTGACCGTATCGGACGACAAGGAGATCGCAACGAAGACGGTCGTCACGACCGAAGGCGTCACGCTGAAAGGCGGCATCATCACGTGGAACGGTAAGGTGATGGAAAAACTCGTCGCCACGTGCCGCGTGACTGACGATCCGATTCTCGGCTATCGTCAGATGAAGATCGGCGGTCTTGAGAACGACAACGGCAAGGTGTACGCGCTGCTGTTTGTCCACGATGACAAAGCAGACGGCGATCTGTACGTGTTCATCACCGGCAAGAACACCGCCGGCATCAAAATGGCGTTCAAGAAGGACGCTGCGACGACTGTGGATCCGACGTTCACCGCCGAGGCGCTGGACGACACGGGCACGAAGCTCGTGATCCTTGAGCAGATCCCGCAGAGCGGCTTGCTGACGATCACCAGTGAAGCAGGCACGAACAACGGCTCGACGAAGCTGACCGTTTCCGGCAATACGCTCGGAACCGGCGAAAGCTACGCCTATAAGGCCGCGGCTTCCGGCACGTTGTCGATCCCGGCGTATCTTGAGGCGATTACTGTCGGATCCGGCAGCTATACGACGTGGAACGGCTCTGCTGACATTTCCACGACGAACGGCTACGACATCCTGCTTGTCGTGAAGAACGCCGACAACAAGGTCGTCAAGGCAGGCATCGTGACGGCGGTCTGCAAGACGGCGTAACACCATCTGCACATTTACGGGGGCGCGGTTTTCGCGCTCCCGAATTTTTATAAGGGGGAAAAACAAATGGCATTCAATTTTAACGCATTCCGAGAGGTCACATTTCCGGTCACGCTGAACGTGTCTGACGGTGAGGACGGAAAAAAGGAGATCGACCTGTACGTCATGTCGCCGACGCTGGCGCAGTTCAAGAACTACCAAAAACGCAGGGAAAGCGAAGGCAACAGTCTTGACAAACTGTCCGCTCTCTGCAGCGAGATCTTGAGCATCAATACTGACGATCGGCGTATATCGCCGGAGGATCTGGAAGATATGCCGATCCCCGCGCTTGTCGGGTTTCTGAATGAGTTCTTCGACTGGATCGCAAAAACCCGAAACGCAAAAAACTGAATTACCCCTACTACCCGGACAATGACCGGGAAGATAGGGGGCACCACTACTTTCCTGAGACGTTCGAGATCAAACTTGTCGCGGATTACACCGGCTGCAGTTTCGGCGAGGTGTACGACATGGGACTGTTTCAGTATTGGCAGTTCCTGCGCGACGCGGTGATCTACGGAAATATGCGCTCTAAGGAAGGGAACGAATACCTCGCAAACTGCGAGAGAATGACCGTCACAGAGCCGGACCGTGTCGGCCTGCGGCAGTTGAAAGGAGACTGATCTTTTTTGAAGATTTCCGGTATCACTATCAAATTCGGCGCGGATATGAAAGAGGTCGGCTCCGCTCTCGGTACCATAGACAGCAAGCTCAAGACGACCGAAACAGAACTGAAGGAAGTCCAAAGGCAGCTGAAATTCGATCCAAAGAACACCGAACTGCTCGCGCAGAAGCAGGAGCTGCTCGGCAAGCGCGTCGCGGACAGCCGCACCAAACTGGACACGCTCAACTCCATGCTGGAGCAGCATACCGCGAAGATGAAGTCCGCGGACACCGTGACCGAGGAAATGGAAGCGGAACACCGCGCACTGGTTCGAGAGATCGAAAAGACAAAAAATCAAATCGAGAACTTTTCCGGCGAGCTGGATAAGTTATCAAAAAAGCCGTCCATTATAGAGAAGCTGCACGCACCGTTCGACAAACTGAAAGAATCGGTGCAGAAGGCGAAGGACGAGCACCCGAAGCTCGCCGCAGCGATCGAAAAAGCCGGGGAAGCCGGAAAGAAGGTCGCGCACGGCGGCATGGCACTGCTGAAGGGTTCCTTTGCAGGAGCTGCTGCGGCTGCGAGCGCGGTCGTCGCCGGCACGGCTGCGATCGTAAAGGGATTGGCGAGCGCGGCGAATTCTGCGGCGGAAGCCGGCGACAAGATCGAGAAGCAGAGCCAGAAAGTCGGCATGAGCGCGGAATCCTACCAAAAGTGGGATTATGTGATGAACATTTCCGGCACGTCGATGAGCAACTGCACGACGGGCTTGAAAACGCTGACGAATCAGTTTGAAAAAGCAAAAAGCGGCAGCGAGGGCGCGCAGGACAAGTTCAAGCGACTGGGTTTATCTCTTGACGATCTCAAGGGAAAGAGCCGCGAGGAAGTGTTCGAGGCGACCGTCACGGCGCTGCAGGGCGTGAAGGACGAAACGGAAAAGGCAGCCCTCGCAAATGCGCTGTTCGGCAAGAGCGGGCAGGATCTCATGCCGCTGTTCAATCAGTCTGCGGAAGCGACGCAAGAGCTGATGGAAAAGGCGAAAGAGTGCGGCATGGTTATGTCGAACGACGCCGTGAATGCGTCTGCAAGGTACAAGGACAGTCTGACTACCTTGAACACGACGATGAGTTCCGTAAAGAACAACGTGATGGCCGAGCTGCTGCCCGGCATGACCTCTGTGCTGGACGGAATAACCGCCGCGTTTACCGGTGACGAAGGCGCGACACAAATGATCGAGGACGGCATCGACAGCATGTTGAGCGCCCTCGACACGATGATCCCGCAGTTCGGAAGCATCTTCGACCGGGTGGCCGGTGTCGCGCTTGAAGCCGCGCCGAAGATCATAGTCTCTATCGCAAACGGGCTGATTTCACGGCTCGATGAGATCACGGCAACAGCTTTTTCTATACTCACTACCTTGACGGAAGGCCTCCTCACGGAGGAGAATCTACGGCAGATCATGTCGGCGGCGGTCGGCGTGATCACGAATCTGGTCACATTTTTGGCGGACAATGTGGATCTGCTGATTGATTCGGCGTTCCTTTGCGTGACGTCTCTTGCAGATGCCCTGCTCGCGGACGACAACGTCGAGAAGCTGATTCAAGCCGCGCTGGATATAATTTTGTCTCTGGCGATAGGTCTGATTGACCACCTGCCTGAATTGATAGATGCGTGTTTCCGGATCGTGGAAGAGGTCGTGAAAGCACTCTTGTCCTACGACTGGAAAGAGCCCGGAAAGCAGATCCTTCTCGGCCTGATCGAAGGCCTCGGCAAGGTGCTGTCCAGTCTTCTGCGCACCATCAAGAACATCGGAAAGGCCATGATCGACGCCATCAAGGATATGTTCGGAATTCACTCGCCGTCGACTGTGTTCGAGGGAATCGGCAAAAACCTGCTTGAGGGCTTGTGGAACGGCATCCAGAACGTCAAGGAATGGCTGATCGGAAAGATCCGCGGGCTCGGAACCGCAATCACCGACGCGCTGAAGGCCGTGTTCGGAATCCACTCGCCGTCGACTGTGTTCGAGGAAGAGATCGGCAAAAACCTCGGCCTCGGCATCGGCGTCGGCTTTGAAAAGTCGATGGAAACCGTCAAAGACGAAATGGCGGACGCGATCCCGACGGACTTCGATATTCCGGAACCGGAGATCCCGTGGCCGGATCCGAAGGACTACCCGTGGCCGAATATGCCGGGTCCGAACTATCCGATGCCTGGCAGCGGCGCGATGCCTATGGTGGCACAGACACTGTCTGCTGGCGGCACCGGCTCTATGGTCCTGAACGTCGCGGTGAACATCGGCGAATTCATAAACGAACGGCAGGAGGACATCAACCAGCTCACGGATGAGATTTCCGTGCTTCTTGCCGCAAAGCTGCGGCGACAGCAGGAGGTATTCAGATGAGTATTAACTGGTTTGAGTTCAACGGCACGCGCTCCGACAACATGGAACTGCTGATCGCTGAAAAGAGCGTGTATGCCGCACCGCAGCGCGATATTGAATTGATCCACGTCCCCGGCAGAAACGGGGACGTTCTGATCGACCACGGCGGATGGAACAACGTCGACGTGTCATACACGGTGCAGTTTGTCGGCTTGCCGACGAAGGCGCCGCAGCTGCGTCAATGGCTGCAGGCGACGGGGTATCACGTTCTGAAAGACAGCTACCAGCCGGACTACTTCCGGTACGGTGTGTTTTCTTCGATTATGGATCCGGAAGAGATCGCGCTGAACGTCGGACGGCTGCAGCTGGTTTTTTCATGCAAGCCGTTCATGTATAAGGTGCCGACCGATGCAGCGACGCAGGACAAGATCACGATCAATGCGTCAAACGGCGCTGTCACGTCGGCAACCGGCGCAACGGTGGCGAGCAGCAAAGCCACCGTCACGAATCCGGAGGCATACGCATCGGAGCCGTACTGGAAGATCACAGCAAGCAGCGGCAGCGTCTCTTTGTATATCGGGAACAAGACCTATTCGTTCAGCGGTGTCAACGGATACATCGAGCTCGACACAGAGCTGATGAGCGCATACAAGGGCGCGACGCTCTGCAACGACAAAGTCCTGTTCACGAGCTTCCCAGTGCTGGAAGCCGGCAATAACACGATTCAGGTTTCAACGGGGATCACGAAAGTGGAGATTATCCCGCGTTGGCGCCGGATCTAAGGGGGTGGGCGCGTGACGCCTATTTTATTGGTCGGAGATACCGTCAAGGGTTTCCTGCCGGATGCGACGTCGTGCGTCGTTACCGAGGAGCGCAACGGCATCTTTGAATTGTCATTGACCTATCCGGTCGCCGGTCCGATGTTCAACGAGCTGGTGATCGACCGTTATATTAAGGCAAAACCTAACGACACGAAAAACCCGCAGCTGTTTCGCATCTATGAGGTCACAAAACCGATCGCGGGGATCGTGACGGTAAACTGCGAGCACGTTTCCTATGCGCTCGCTCATTATCCGGTCACGGACGTTTCCCTCAACGGCGGAACGGCTGCAGCAGCTGTCGGCGCTGTGCTGGCGAAGGTGAATTCCTATCTGACGCTCAGTCATGCGTTCACGGCGATCGAGACCGGCTGGACGGCGACGCATTCGCTCAATTACAAGGTAGGATCTGCACGTGCCGCGCTCGGTGGCTCCGCTGGTTCGGTGCTTGACACGTTCGGCGGCGAGTTCGAGTGGGACAATTACAACGTGTATCTGCACGAACACCGTGGCAGCGATACAGGCGTGGTCGTCGCTTATCGCAAAAACATGACCGATCTGAAGGTCACGGTTTCGCTGGAGAACGCATACACCGCGCTGTTTCCGTATGCAATCAAGGACGACGTGCTGATCACCGTTACCGGTGGAAAGATCGCCGTCACGAACAATTCCGGCATTGCCGATCGTGTTCTGATCCGTGATTTCTCCGGGGAATTTCAGGACGGCGAAGAAGCGAACGCGACGACACTGCTTGCAAAGGCGAATGCGTTCCTTTCCGCAAATAACATCAACGCGCCGTCGGTGAACGTCACGGTGTCATTTGTCCACCTGTGGCAGTCGCCGGAATACGCCTCGCTCGCCGCGCTGGAGCGAGTTTCGCTCTGCGACTGGGTGACGGTCAGGCATGAAATTCTCGGTGTCGACATCAAGGCGCAGGTCATCAAGACCGAGTACGACTGTATCGCCGAACGGTACAACAGCATTGAGCTCGGCTCTGCCCGTGCGAACTTTCAGGACACGCTGCAGAAGACGGTTCAAGACGTCACGAATCTGCTGAAAAACGTAGACTTCAGCGCGATCACGGCAGCGTATACGCAGGCGATCGCGGACGCTACGGCGCTGATCACAGGCGTTGACGGCGGGTACGTGCATCTGCTGCCGTCCGGCGAATCGCCGCAGGAGATCGTGATCTCCGACGCCGAGGACTACACGCTCTCCACGACAAAGGTCTGGCGCTGGAACAAGAACGGCCTCGGCTACTCGTCTACTGGGTATGCTGGTAATTATACGACGGCGATCACGGCGGACGGCAAGATCAACGCGAGCATGATCACGACCGGCTACTTGAACGCCTCGCGGATCACGGCCGGCGTGCTGCAGTCCGCGGATCATTCCGCCGTGTTCAACCTCGACTATAACTACATGCACACCGAACAGACCTCCGAAGGTCACACGATGGGCGCGCGAATGACATCTGGCGCTTACCGGCTGCTGTATGACACGCACGAGATTGGTGCGCTTGGTACGATACTCTCTGATTCTTCTGGTTCCAGTGGAATGCCCTATCTGTATTTTAACACTGACTATGCCTCGGAGTTGAGGATTGGGTACGGATCAGGAAGCAGTGAACATCGTATGATCGTTGTACAAACGGATAAGGTTTATGTTTACGGACAGAACTACGAAGCTGCTAAGTTTCAGAATGATGGGTGTTATTTCAACGCGGGCAACCGGCAGATCGCCTCCGTACAGTCAGACGGTATTCATGGCAGTCTGGTACAGTTTCAAAACTGGCGCGATCAGACCACAGCCGGCGGGTATGCTTACGACTACAATCGGATCTGGACAGAACTCAACGAGAAAGCGGACGATGTCTCCGGCGGTTACATTCCGTGGTCGTGGTATTCGAAAACGTCTGCAGGTGGTTACACGTATGACTACAGGCGGTTTGACAGTCGAATATCTGACCTTGAAGAAAAGATGGAGAAGTTGTACCCGTCAAACGGTTATCATGCAAGAGTGATCTACTTTAGCGGTAGTTCTAATTATGGTATAGGTATCTACAATCAGAATGGTAGTTATATGGGACATTATGCTCCAGTGCCATAAACGTAAGAAAAAAGGAGGGAAATGTATATGCCTGACGATGATGTTCTCGACGGACGAATAACCATACTCGAACCGGAACCTATTGAGGAGTATACGCTGTGCGGCAGCGCAGCGCCGGAAGACGCGACGCTCAAACTCGGCATATTGGAAGACATGATCGAAAGTGGCGAACTGATGACGCCGTCGGTCAAACCAGGAGATACCGTGTATTTCGTCTACAAACAGACGCAGGTCATTCAAGGCGTGCTCGTCAATGCCTTTATCAGGTATGATTACACAGCTGAAAAATACTACTTTTACGTAGAGCTGCGGAGCGACTTCTATGAAATGACCGCAATCTATCCTGCATCTGAGTACAATATCACATGGTTCAAGACGCAAGCTGCAGCAGAAGCAGCGCTGCAGGAAATTCTTGAAGCGGAGGATGAAGAGAATGGAAATGAAAACGATCCGGAATAAACTCCGGGAGATTCAGCAACGTAAGGAACAGGCAATCGCAAACGTGAACGCGCTGTGCGGAGCAGAGCAGATTCTGCTTGAACTGATCGCTGAAGCCGATGCGATGGACGCGAAGGAGGACAAGCCCGATGAATGACATCCGTGTGCTTTTCAACGTACCCGGCGGCGTCGATCTCCCGGACGGCACCTGTCTCGGCGTCGTCGGCGAACATAACGCTGTGCAGCTCGTGATCACGCTGCCGGACAGCATGGTCACGGATATGGATTATCACACAGTGACCATCGGAAGGGTAGAATCCGCGCGGATCGTCGAGGCGGACGCGAACGTCGACGGCGCATATCGCGTCGGCAATACGATCTACCAGCCGTTGACGGCGGCATACACGGAGTGCAGCATAGTGGATCTGAGTGTGACTGCGTACAAACAGCTCGGGGACGCAGCACAGGTGGTCGACAAGACGCCGACCGTCTACGGCCTGCGGTTTGATGGCGGGACGCCGCTCAAAGTGCCCGGCGGTCTGGCAGCCGAGGTTGCGGCGCTTACTCTGCTTGTAAATGCAATTCGCAACGATATTCCGACAGCAGCCCTGATCGAAGCGTGGAACGGAGCTGTCACGGACAGCCATACCCACCAGAACGCGGCGGCTCTGGAAACGATCACCGCAGCCCTGATCGAAGCGTGGAACGGAGCTGTCACGGACAGCCATACCCACCAGAACGCGGCGGCTCTGGACAAGCTGCTTGTCGTATCGCGGTATTCAGAATTGCCGTCAAACGCTTCAAATGGTACGGTTGCAGTAGTAACAGAAAAGGATGAAGGGATCAAGCCATTTTCAGAATACGATGCAAACGCTGACGCATCTTATCCAATCACTATTTCGTTATCAATGGAGTTTGATGAAGATGTATCTGTAGGAACGGACTTATTAAATATTATCACTTCGAACTCCGGAGAAGACGGCGTTTCTTCGTTCCTTGTATCTGTTGACGACGGCTCTGGTTCTCCTGAATACGGAATCCTTGAAATGTATATTAAGACGAATGCCGTCAATCCGAAGCCTTATTCGGTTGTTGTTTCTGCGGAAGGTGTAAAGGAAAGCGACGTTTATGAACTGCTTGAAATCACACCCAGCGCAGGTGCAGAAGTAACCGTATTTTTCATCTATTCGTTTGATGACATGGAAGGGATTTTTACAAGCGAAGGCGGAGAAATCGGAAACTCTTTTGAACTTGCAGAAGGATGGAACGTTGTATGCCTTGAAGAAAACGACGGAGACACGACGTTATATAGCGCACCGGTAAATGATCCAAACGACTATTTCAATCATATTGGGACTTTTGACGAGTACGATTCTGAAGCAAGCGAACTTTATCTTTACGATGTGTTTTCTGTTAAGTTTTCGGAGGACAAAAGAGGCGTCTACCACAAAGTCGAAGGCGTATGGGTAGATTTCTACAAAAGCTCAACACCGGACGATGTTGCGATGCTCGGATTTGATCCGTATAGCAATCTTGTAATTCGTGACGAAGCCATTTTCGGAGAGAGCATTATGGATGTTCCTATATATGACTGTTCAGGATCAGCTTATATTTGTTCTCTTTACGAAGCAAATTCTGAATCACAGGCAGCAAGCGGATTTGACAACGGTATCGAGCTTTTAGAAATGCGACAAAACGATACTGGAATGCCGTTTCTGGTTGTCAACGTATGGCTGAACGGAACGCTTTATTCGTACTTTTCAGCAGACTACAAGAACGATGCAGGTGTAACGTTAGTGTCTGCTGGATGGAACAAAAACGATACTCCTACAGCACGTCCTACGATTGCGTTTACACCGAACAGGTTTAGAGTCGGACAAGAAACTGCTTATTATGACTTGAACGATTTAACGGACGGAGCGAAGTCAGCGTTACGCAGTTTGTCGCAGTGCATCAACGTGTCGGCGGCGGCAATGGGAACGATCATAGAATCGAGCGAAAACGATGTTATCCGGTTCGTCGGCGAGATCAAACCGAATCGTCAGTATTCGTTCATAACGGCAGACGACTGTGTGTTCACGTTCCCGACCGTCGAGTTCGCGAAGGAAGACTTGCAGTTTGTGATGTACCTTACTTGTACGGCGGATGTAGACTTGTCGTTTCCGTCCGGTACACTCATGTCTGGAGGCGAAATCAACAGCGACGAAGGACTTCACAAACTGATTGGCAGCTATCATCGAGGTGCAGACAAGTGGGCGGTTGGCGGCATCGACTACGAGGCGGTGACGTGATGAAGATATGGGATGCGGAATTGTGTGGACGCAAGCAAGGCGCAAAAATCGTAACAGACGGATTGCTTTTGTGGATTGATGCTGCGGACGGCCTGTTTAATCAAGACGGATCTCCGATTGCAAATGGAACAACAAAGCAGGTCTATTATGACGATGTTTATTTTAAGAATCGAGCTGACAACACGCTTGTTAAATTAGATGATGCTGGGGTTTTAAGTTTATCGTATCGTACAGCAAACGTTGTTTGCGAAGACGACACGTTTAAATTATCCTTGTCTTCTGTTCCATCCGC